GGCATCGTCATCAAACTTGGCCTTGACGCGCGGGCGGGCTGCCATCGCCTTCGCCGGCGGTTCCGCGAGGATGCCCAGCCGCGCCTTGATCTCGTTCCGGGTGCTCATGCCGCCCATCGTAGCGTTCCTCCTTGTGGTCTACGCATTCACGAAGCCGGGATCGGGGATCTCGCGGCGGTCGATCACGCCCTGCCGCGCGCCGTTGTGCGCCCTGATCGCCTGGTAGTCGAGCGTCCCGTTCGGGAGCGTCCAGCCGTTGTCCATCGCGTCCGAGGCCGACACCGGGATCAGCGCGCAGCGGCAGTTGAAGCCGCAGGGCGGGGTGATCCCCATGCGGTCGAAGTCTGCCATCGTCCCCACGTAGCCGTCAAGCGCCCGGTGCGCCGGCCGCGTGCGGTTGTCCCGCGTGGCGCTGTACTCGACCAGCGGGACGAACGCCTGCACGCGCTCGTCGCGCAGCACCTCGGCAGCACCCTCCGTGGCTGCCCGGTTCGTGTTCGTCCTGAGCACGGTCTCCAGGCGCGCGCTCGAGAGCTCGACCCCCAGGCGCACCTGCGCCGTGGTGACGAAGTCCCCCAGGTTCATCGCCTTGATCTCCTTGCCCACCACGCTCTTGCCGGGGCGCTCCTCGATCACCCGGGCGATCAGCTCCTGCACCTTGGCCGTCTGGCCGGGGCTGAGGGCCGTCACGAAGAACGTATCGCTTACGATCCGTTTCACGGCCGAGATGCCGCCCGTGGCGTTTGGGCGCGACAGGACGCCACGCAAGAGGCCGTCCAGCAAGGGGCTGCGCTTGCGGAGGTCGATCAGGGCGTTCTGCCGCTCGTGGTCCCCAACCTCGCGGGCGCTGCGGCGGGCGGCCTCGACGAGCACCTCCCAGTCCTTGCGGCTGATGGGCACGCGGCGGCGGAACCAGTTGGCGATGGGCTTCATGGCCTCCCCGCCGAAGCCGTCGAGCTTCAGGGCGGGCAGGGCGGCGAAGGTGACGGCGTCCCCGTCCTCGAGCATCCCCTCGACGGCCTTGTCGGGGATGCGGGCCTTGGTGACGGTTGAGCGCGCCCCGGCGAGCCAGGAGGCGAGCAGGAGGGCGCTGGTGGCCTCGGAGAAGGCGTCCCAGAGGGCGGGGTCGTCCTGCCCGCGCACCTGGGCGGCGAGGGCTTGGCGGTACGACTGCTGCGCCTCGCGCAGGACGCGGCGCAGGTGCTTGTCGAGCGCGGGTCGCTTCATCGCTTGCGCTTGCGGAGGGCCACGACCTTGGGTGCTTCGGGGGCGGGTTCCTCGCCCTCGTCAGGCTCGTTCCCTTGCCCCAGGAGGGCCGCGAGGGGGTTGGCCCCGCTGCCACCCGCCTGACCGCCGCCGAGGACGGCCTCGCCGTCCTGGGGCTCGGAGAGGCCGAGGAGGTCGCGCACCTCGCGCTCGCTGACGCGGCCGCCCATCTGGGTGAAGGCCTGCACGGCCTCGAGGCGCTCCTTGACGTTCGGGCGCTCGGGGGCGAAGCGGAACTTGATCGACCGGGCCTCGGACTCGCTCGCGCCGAGGATGCCTGCCACGACGCGCAGGAAGTCGGTCGTGAACGACTCGCTCATGGCGTCCGCGTGGTAGCGGATGACCCGCGAGAGGGTGTCTGCGTGGAGGTCGGCGACCCCGGAGCCCAGGCCCGTTGACCCGGCCTCGCTCGAGAGCGACTGCCCCAGGATCGCCTCCTTGAGCTTGCCGCTGCACCAGTTGACGAGGTCCATGAAGATCTGGGCGCGGCCAGCGTTGGCGTCCTTGATGTCGATGTCGTAGAAGCTCTCGTTCGGCCCGGTGCGGGGGAGGACGACCGAATTGTCGTTCACCAGGTTCTGCAGGACCGTGAGCATCTCGTTCTTGGCCGCGTCGTTGCCCGAGGGGTAGTAGCCCACGCGGATGCCCAGCGCATAGCGCTCGGCGTAGGCGGCGGCGTTCTGGAGGATCTCCTGCTTGAGGAGCCAGATGTACCAGCAGACGTCGCGTGCGCCGACGCCTCGGTAGACGGCCTCGCTGGTGTTGGGGTCGATGAAGTTCGGGGCCGCGGTGAAGACCCGGTGCAGGATGACGGCGCGGCGCTCGTTGTCGTCAAAGAGGTGGACGAGGCTGTCGAAGCCAAGGTCGGTGACGGAGGGCTCGTTGATGTACGCGCTGCCCACGCGCATGGCGAGGTTGCCGTACTGGTCGAAGGCGAGGGTGTCGGCGGCGAACGGCACCCACTCCTTGACGCGCACGCCGAGGACGGGGTCGCGCTCGTAGACGAGGTTGGCGGCGCTGACGCCGTACCAGACGGCCTCGTGCAGGTGGCGGAAGAGGTCGCTGCGGCGGGGGATGTCGCGGACGATCTCGGTGAGGCGCTCGGCGAGGGCGACGAGGCGGGGGTTCTCCTCGTCGTCGGGGACGATGGCCCACTCGAGGCCGGCGAGCGTGACGAGGAGGGAGCGCAGGACGCCCTCGATGTCCGCGTCGGCGCGCATCATCGCCTGGTAATTGGGGTCGATCCTGTAGGCGAGGCTCGAGTTCCGCAGCATCAGGCTCGCGGTGCGGAAGTAGGAGCGCTGCACCTCGACCGGGATGGCGAGCGGGGTGGTGGGTCCGCGCTGCGCGGGGGCGGGCGGTGCCTTGCGCGGCCGGCGGGCGGGCGGGAGGCCCGTGCCCGGGATGGCGTTCGGCATGATGGGGTTGGACTTGGGGTCTGGCATCGGTTAGATCCGCAGGCCGCGGGAGCGCGCCTTGCTTTCGGCGAGCTGGCGCTTGAGCACCTCGATGCGGGCCTTGCTGGCGGCGTTAGCGGCTGCGGCGGCCTCACGGGCCTTGCGTGCCTCCTCGGCCCGCTTGGCGAGGTCGGCGTCCTGGCGCTCGGCGGCCTCGCGGAGCTCGGCTGCTCGGCGTGCCCTGCTCTCGTTGAGCGCGGCCTCGGCCTCGGCGCGTTCTCTCTTGACCTTTTCGAGGGCGGTGTCGATGCGGGCGACCTCGGCGTTGGCGCGCTCGATGCGCTTCTCGCGCCTGCGCTCGCGGGCCTTGTGCTCGCGGTCGATGGCCGAGCGGCTCTCGTGGAGGTACTGCTCGGTGAAGGAGCGCCCGGACGCCTTGGCGCGTTCCTCGATGCCCTTGGCGGTGATGGGCGGGGGTTTGCTGCCTGCACGGGGCGCGGCCTTGGGCTTGTCGCCGCCGGCCTTGGGCTTGTCGCTCCCGCCGCCGCCCGTGCCTGCGCCGCAGTCGTTCCCGGGCTGGAAGCCTTCGGGGCCGATGCCGCAGTTGAAGTTGGCCTTGGCGAAGATGCCCAGCCGCCGTGCGATTGCATCCCTCGTGTGCATGGGCCGCAGTCTACCCCTCGTCAGGCGAACATCCGCCGCTTGATGCCTCGGTTGCCGAAGATGCGCTCGGCGCGCGTGGCGACGGTCATGGCCCCGCCCTGCGAAACGATGGCCCCCTGCGAGGCGAGCGTGCAGAGGTCGACCACGCAGTCGACGCAGTCGTCGTGGCTCCCGGCGGGGAAGGAGAGCATCTCGTCCACGACCGGGGCGAAGGCCTGGGCGACCTGGCCGTTCTGTCCTTGTGGGAAGGACAGTTTGCCTGCGGCCACGAATGGCTGGCTGGCGGCGGCCCGCAGGTGCTTGTCGGTCGAGCGTTCGACGGCGACCACGGGCTGACGGCAGGACTCGCGGAACTGGTCGAAGACGCCCTTCTGCGGGCCGTTGGCCTCGGCGAGGACCATCGCCGCGCCGCGGCGCTCGACGAGCTCGCGGGCGAGGCGGGCGAACTCGGGGAACGACTCGCGCACGCGCAGGACGTCGGTCAGGTGCAGGTTGCGTTCCATCGACACCTCCCCCACGATGCAGACCGACCAGTCGGGGTCGTCGCGGTCCTGCCGGCGGCGGCCGTAGCCCCAGTCGATGGCGGCCACGGTGCGGCAGCCCAAGGGCAGCTCCGTGTGGAACTT